TTAGTGAACGACCTGTGCCGCCACCTGATCCGCCATTGCCACCATTTGCATTTGCTCCTGCGTTACCGCCGAAGCCACCTGCTGTTGATGTGATAGTTGAGAAAACAGAGTTATTACCAATAGATCCGCTTGAGCCTCCAGCGCCGCCATTTCCTCCAGCACCGATTGTTATTGTGTAACCAGTTCCAGGCACAACTGTTTTTGCGCTTTCCAAACTTCCTCCGCCGCCTGTTGCGGTAACTGTGCAGCGCAGACCCCCTGCTCCTCCGCCGCCGCCCTCAAAATATCCAGATCCTCCGCCGCCGCCAGCAACAACTAAATAATTTATAGAAGTTGGTGCAGTCGCTGTAGCAGTTGGTGCTAAAACACCAGAAATTACATTAGCAATCATTAGGCTATTGCACCCACGACATACCAAGTATCAGTTGCAGTTTTAATGCAAGCTGCTGATTTGTACTGAGCAACGGTAGGAGCAGCCGCGCTTGCCCCGGCGGAAAGAATTGTTGTAGTGCCTGAAGTAACTGCTGAGATAGTGCAAAGCCCAGCGCCTATGTTAAGGACTGTAATTACTGTGCCGATTGGATGGGCTACAGAAGCGTTAGTTGGGATCTTGATTGCATTGGCTGAGGCATTGCTCTGCGTGATCAAAGTCTGATAGGAGTCCGCGAGGACTGTTGTGTAAGTAGTCCCAGTCTGGGCGTTAAGCGTAAACGCTACTAGCCCGTTAAACATCGCGGCGGAAAGCACATCTCCAGTACTTGCAGGGAATCCAGTTGCCATTTATATCTCCTAATACGCCATTATGTTAGTGCCGATTATACCTGATACAGCCGAGCCTATGATGAAGCCCTCGACTATAGGTTCAAGTGTTGTCACAGTTACCTTCATAGAATTAGGCGTTATATTCCAGTCCAGTCCTTGCGCTTGTAGTGTCTTAACGATCGTAGAGCCATCTGGCTGAACATTCGTAATCTTTAGGTTAGAGAAGTAATCCAGAGCCAGCATTGTTGCGGTTGGCACATCTGGATCTAGCAGATCAACAGTCATAGCATCGATGCGGATAGTTGTCTCGGCTCTAGTTGCCACATATATCTTGGCAATGTTTAGAGCATCTGCGTCGGTTTGCGCTACTAGGTTTGACTCATTTAATTGATGGGAAAAAAACTTAGCAATAGAAGCTGCGTTCTCTGACACCTGCTGAGTACCACCGACGATAGTCATTCCCGCGCTGTTAATAATTAACTTGTCATCAAAGGCAAAGACCAAGTTTGTGTAAGGAATGCCAGTAGTCTGATCAAACTCAATTGGAGTCTCGCCATATTTCTTAATTACATTAGTACGGCTTATGAAGTTGGCTGTGCCCTCTGAGTCAATATAGAACGCGCCTTGCTCTGAGAACTCTGCGTTCTTTATCGCATCGAGGGTTGTGCGAGAAGTTCCAGGATCGACTTGGCATAGCGTGTTGCCGGTATCGATCGTACGCATTGAGGCTGGCCAGGACACTTGATCGAGTATCTTGCCTATGCGTGTGCCAGTATCTTGTCCAGCAGTAGCACTTGCCACGGTTGTAACAGTTGCTTGCTGCATAAGTCTGAATGCATCTGTACAGATAATGTCAACATAGCCAGTCTCTTGGCCTACAGGATAAGTGTACTTGTACTCGATCGTGTATCCAGAAAACAGGAAGTAACCTACGCCGCCGACTGTTGCTGATACGCGCAGCTTGCGCAACGGAGTTAGAAAGCCAAAGTAAGGACTAGAAGTGTTTTGCGGATTGAAATAACTTAAAGGATCAAGGACTCTGATTGTTGCCTGACCAGCCTCGTAAGTGTCGCGCATGATATTGCGACCGCGACGGATGCTGATTGAATAAACATCTGGAGTCAGGTCAACTGTTGGTTCTGGAGTAGTTGTCGATGCCAGAGTTCCAGTACCCAATACACCGTATTTAGGATCGCCAATAGTAAAAGGATAACCGAAAGTCGCTCCGCTAGTAAAGTCGAAGGATACAGATATCTGGGCAGGTAAAGTCATGGTGTGGCAAATGTGCCAGTTCTACGATTAACTGCCACCTGCTTGCCAGATAAAGAATTATTAGTCTGTACGTTTGTAATAGCGCTAGTCAGTTCTTGACCGTCTAGTTCTATGCGAACATTAAATTGTCCTAAACGCGGATCGGTAAAGGCTGATCCAGCTCCTAGCCCTGGGACTAATTCTGTAAAATCAGTACCGCTTCCGTTAGACATTGTGCCGCCTGTAATAAGAGAACCACCACCAATACCGCCGCCTGTGCCGCCTGTGCCGCCTGTGGCAATTCTTTTAACCTGTGCTTCAATGGCATCAAGATAAGTTTTCCAGCCAGAGAACGGATTCTTGGCATCTGGCAAGTCTTTAAGAAATGCAATTAGTCCTGCGCTTAATCCTTGCGCTTTGCCAATTTCGCCAGCAAGTTTAGAAGCTTCTGCTGTATTGCCGGTCAATAATGCCAGTTGTAGTTCTAAGCGCTTGCGCTCGTCTTCGTTGATCTTGCCTTTGAGAGCTGCGACGATTTGAGTTTGTTCTACATCGAAAATAGTGCCAGCCTTTTGTAGCGCTGTCTGTTCTTTAATGGCTTTAGTCTGTTTAGTAATGGCTACTGTTTGTTCTTTTGAACGCTTTAAAGATGCCTTTTCTGCTGCTGCTTTTTTGAGTTCTGCCGCAATTGCTGGAGTAATACCTGACGGAATTTTGCCTCTATTGGCTTCTGCTTGACCAATAGCAACAAATTGTCCGAAGTTGCCAGTTCCCAAAGCCTTAAGCTGAGCAAGTCCTACGCCAAAGCGTCGGATGAAGGTTTCAAGTCCTGTTGAGGCGCGTTCAATAAGTCTTATAGTATTTTGCAGTCCACCTTCTCCGCCGCCACCAAGAACAGATAACGCATCAACTAGACCACGACCAATCGCTTCTTGAGCGTTTGCTGCTGCAACTGTCAACTTATCTAATGCTCCTGAGTAACTATTAGCTGCTAGTTGAGCCTGTCCACCAAATAAAATGTTAATGCGTTCTTGAACTTGTTCAAAAGACATAGCCTTTAACTCTGCCTGTGTAAGTCCAAGACCATACTTTGCAAGGGCGCGAGTTTGACCTACATAACCTCTGCTCAAATCTCCTGAAACCGTTACAACGTCAATGCCACTTGCGGCTGAAAGATTGAGGGCAGTTGTTAAAAGTTTCTGCGACTCGGCAACTGAGCCAGTTGTCGTAAGTAGCCTTTGAAAAGCTGGACGAAGCTGGTCATCAAGGACGCCAAAGGTTTTCTCTAATTCTGAAATAAATGTGCGGACAGAAGGATCCGCAAAAGCCAAGCCTAAGTTATCTAATGATCGAGTTAAAAGTTGAGCGGCCTTGTCGTCTGCGGCAAATGCTTTGACTGCATTAAATGAGCTGCGAGCCAACTTCTGTGCGCCGACTAGACCAATATAAGATTTAGCAAGTGCTGAAACTTGCTTAGTTAGTTTCGAAGTAGCGGTATCGGCTTGCTTAAAAGCTTTAGCACCTACGAACTCGGATGCAATATCTATTCTTAAATCAGCCACTATTTGCCACCTGTTCTTGCGTTAAACTTAGCGGCTGAGTTAAAGATAGCATCAAGTACTGCGCCTTTAGCCTTGCCTTGATCTTGTTGCCAAGCTTTAAACATTGCACGGCCTTGGCTCTTTTGATTTGGCCCGACCAAGGAACCTGGCAGTCTTGGAGTGAAGCGGCCATCAATGCCTGACTTGCGGCCTGCTGTTTCATAAATTGCACCGGCAGCAGTCTTGTTTAGGATAGATACCAAAGACTTAAAGCCTGATCGATTGGGTCTGCTTGGAGTTGTCTTATATCCAATACCGCGTCGAGCAACAGCTGCGTCAAAGGCTACGCGTTCCCATTTGCCTTTTTGATTACCTACTAGCCAACCGCTAGGAATCTCGCTGTTAGAAGGGATGAATCCGCGAGCATTCTTGACTACTGGCTTGAGAAAGTTGCCGATCTCTTTAGTAGTTTCCTTTGCTAGATCAGGCGTAAATTGCTTTAGAGCCTTGCGAAGGTCAGTTGCGCCTTTGACGCTTGTTGGCATCTTGCTGCTCCTTCGCTCTGTCTTTCAGGGCTTGGATTAAAGTCCTGAACATTGTGTGATCTAGCTCAATTAAAGTCTGGGGCGAGAGTCCTGTCTCAAGCGATAATCTCGCTACGAGATAGGTGAAGGACTCTCGCGCTACTCCAAAGGGTCATCATCGAGAACCTCGACTCGCGTCAATGTCTCAAGGAATGACTCTCCGAAGGGTTTTACGGTTTCACCCGACCGACGGATTGCTTCCCAGCAAAGCCAATAAATATCGCTCTGCTTTTCGTCATCTCTAAAGGCTTTATGAAAGCCCTTCTTTGCATATTGCTCGAAGGCGTACTCGATCGCCGGAGTGATCTGGTACTCGTTGACGCTTCCATCTGCCCTTGTTACCTTTAGTTTTGCCATTGTTTGCCCCTTAGTTAGTTATTACGCTGTTGTAATTGCTACTGTACCGTTAACAGTCCAGGTTACTGACTGTGTACCTAGGTCTGCAACTGAACCGTTAATGTCGGTTGTGTTGTTGACTAGGCAAGTCATTGTGTAAAGAGGATTAGTCGCTGATGTAGCTGCTGAAGTCTGCTTTAAGGTTACTGTTACTGAAGTTCCCCAAGCAGCCTGAAGTGTCGCTAGGACATTTGCAGAAGCTGTATCGTTTAGGAAATCAATAGTAAGTGATGATGCTTCCAAGCCTTTAACGAACTTGTGGCCACTATCGCCCATTGCTGTAACTTCGAGCTCATCGAAAGTTCTGTTTAATGTAACTGAAGTAACGTGGTTAGAGAGGTCAACCGAGTTAACAGTAACCACTACTCCGTTATTTAGAAATACTGCCATTTGGTTTATTCCTCATCTTTCTTAGTTGCTGGTTTAGGTGCTGGTGCTACAGGAGTCTGACCAATCTTGATCAGGAACTCTGCTTGTTCTTTTTCCCATTCATTCATGGTTAACTCCAACTCGTTAGAACTGAGACTTGCAGGGAGCAAGTCAGTAGATCGCCTGTTGCGGCATTGAGAACGCTAGGCGGGCTCACATCTCCCACATTATAGACGATAGAGGATGCTGCTAGTTTGTTAAACACAGCTACTAGCATCTCCTCAATTCCATTTAGGTTGCCTTCATTATCTAGCAAAGGCACAAATATATTTATATTAAAATTAGCCAGGGGCGCTATGGTGTTGTAACT